ACATCATTTTCAAAATCTGATTTAGATTTGATTTCAGTTATATATAAAAACCTTGATAAGAATATGTCTATTTAACTTTTTCTATTTACAATTAAATAAAATAAATCTAAAATTAAATAAAAAAAACAATGGAAACATTAGAAAAAATCAAAACATTAGTTGAAGAATTGACAACAGATACAACAAAATTCTTTAAGGGTAATAACAGTGCTGGAACTAGAGCGAGAAAATTAGCACAAGATATTAAAATTCAACTACAAACACTTAGAACTGAAATTTTAGAAGAAAGAAAAAAAACCGATGCTTAGTTTAGATAGTTTATTTTTATTCGTGTTTATTTTTTCAATTCTTGTCCTAACAAGGACTTGCATTACATTTGTTAGCTCTCTCTTTTCAAATCCCCCTCGAAGGTTAATTTTTAATAGTAGAGAGCTAATATTGTTAGGGATGACAATATCATACATAATAACATACTTAATTAGAATATGAGTTTATATAAAGAATTTTCAACACTATTTCCATATATACAATCTGTAAGAAAGATTGAAACGTATTTGTCTTTTGATATCAGTTTTCCTAATACTTGGAAAATACCCAAGAAATATGTTGATGAAACCAAAATCATGGAACAACAAAGTACAGTACCAAATGAAAGATTATTTTCATATGTAAGTGAATTTAATGAAACTGAAATAGAACGGGTATATCAAAACATTTGTAGTATCATCAAGTACAATAAGGAAAGGGAAGAAAAGGACAAATTGTTTGAAGACAAAGTTAATGAACTTAAACGGATATTTGAGAAACAAAATTTAGATAAATTAAAGGGTTTGAATTTTCAAATTAATGAAATAATTGATCCCAAACAAAAATTAAAATTGGAAGACGATGAAGAACAAATCAACACAGATAGAGTGGCTGTTTAGTGAGATTAAAAAAGGTGAAAATCAAACCAACCTCCAAAAACTTGAAACAATCAAGGAAATCAAAAAATATAAAAAAGAAGATATTTTACCACAAAAACCAAAGAAACTAACAATATGGCAAAGAATCAAGAAGGTGTTAATGGGTTAATTCAAAAAATGGCAATGGTGTCAGATGGATTATTAGACATAATACCAAACTCAAAAGTGGTAGTTGTATATTCCCTTAATGATAATGATTTCAATATGATTAAAACTCAAGTGAATGACTTTTCAAATACCACCCAATTTAAAATAGATATTTCTGGAACTGAGTTTATTTTTTTAAAAGAAACGCAGTTGAATATGTCTGGAGATACTCTCTAGAAAACCCATTATCCACCAACATATCATATAATGATTTCCTCTGTATTGTGGAATAATCATTAACAATCATACAATCTTTACGATTTGTTTTAACAAATAAATTTGATAAAACATCGGTGAACCTAAGAGCATCTTCTTCACTTTTGAATGTAAATAGATTTATCTTTTCTTCATTTTGAAGAACAATCTTGTTGTTTAGTTTTGATATCATTTTTAAACCACCACCCTTTAAATATTTGTTTATAAATTGGTTGGTGGTTATTTTATTTTTTGTCTTGTAATCCAAAAATGATTCTTCCTTGTTGTATTGATGAATCTTTATAATACTGAACTCATCAGTGTCCAATTCAACCTTAATATTCCTACCCAAACTATCTTTAAGGTATATTGGATCCTTTCGTTTATCTTTTCCGATTAAGGCGATTTCATAATTACAAGGTTTTCCATTCTGAGTCTGAACATTGAAAATAACATTTTCACTTTTCTTTAACAGATTTTCATAACCTTTCTTTGCCTTATCAAAGGTGATAAACTTATTGATTATTTTTTTCTTTTCTTTATTTTTGAATAGGACTATTTGGTAGTTCATAATATAAAAATAATTAGACTTTAAATAATATAAATAATGGAAAATTACTATGACATATTGGGTGTAACTGAAACCGCCACCCCAGATGAAATCAAAAAGACATATAGAAAGTTGGCAATGGAACATCATCCAGACAAAAGTGGGGATGAAGAGAAGTTTAAAAAAATATCTCAAGCCTATGATATATTGGGGGATGATACCAAACGACAACAATACGATAACCAAAGAAAAAATCCATATGGTGACTTAGGCAGTATGTTTAATGACTTCTTCAATGGCGGGGGATTTACACAACGTAAAACCAGTGCTCCTGAGAAAGTTGTTAATGTTGAAATTGGTTGTCTTGAATCATATATTGGTGTTGAAAAGACATTTGAATATGAACGAAAGATTAAATGTGAACCTTGTAATGGTGCTGGAGGTGAAAGAATAAGATGTCATCAATGTAATGGTGTTGGACATACAACAATAACAATGGGGTCAGGGTTTTTTCAACAAGTAATAAGACAACCTTGTAACACTTGTAGAGGCGTTGGTGAGTTATTTAAAAAAGTTTGTAATGGATGTGGTGGTTCTGGTACAAACCCCAAAAAAGATTCAATTAAGGTCAAAATACCCCAAGGTATTGATGAAGGACAGTTTCTAAGATTACAAGGTAAGGGTGATTATTTTAGTGGGGGATATGGTAATTTAATTATTCGTGTGTTCATTAAACCAAAAGATAATTTTGAGAAGAGAGAAAATCATTTAATATATCAATCATATCTAAGCTTAAATGATTTATCCAAAGAAAATCTTGAAATACCCCACCCCAATGGAAATATCCTCGTCAAATTACCAGATGATTTTGATTCAACCAAACCATTGAGGGTAAAAGGAAAAGGATATAGGGGTGAGTATATTGGGGATTTGATTATCTATCTAAATGTTAAATTTAATAGAAAAGGGAAATAATATTTTTGAATAATAATATTGTCCCATAAATGGAAGTTCCAAGGATAAATAATGATAATCCGAATAACCCAATTTGTTGCCCACTTAAACCTTTTTTGCAACTTTTGCAACTTTTTTCTTGTTTCATATCTATATTTTTTATTATAAAAATACCATACTTTTATAACTAATAAAGATTTTGATTTTTTAAGATATTTATAAATAAAAATTTTACAATGAGATTCAAATCAATACTAAAACGATTAATACTTGAAAATACATCTAGATTCAAGATGTTGTATGATAAATTGGTAATACCATCAGAAGAAGACCTCAGAAAAAATCCAAATGCAAAAGGTAAATTGGCTGGTAGTACAATGACTAAACTTAATGACCAAACAAATGAATTGGAACAAGTACAAATAACACCATTTCAAGTATTAAAACAAATCATATTTTCCGACCCAACAACAATACCTTGTGCAACATCACCTTGTATAGCTGGAACTGAGCCATCTAATTTTGATATTGATGGTGCTAGTATAGATGATATGGAAAAAGTGAAAGTTGGTGAATATGCAAATTGGATATTATCTTATTATGCCGCAAAATTACCAAGTAATATAAAAGAACTAGACCCCAAATCACCAGAATACAAAAGAGCAGTTACAGAATATCGTAGACTTTTTATTGAGGATTTACCTAGTCTTAAAACTGATTTAATTAAATTCCATCAATTAAAGAAATTTAAAGATTTATTACCTTTAGATAAAAAAGACATCAATAAATTAACACCAAAAGATTTGGGTGATGTCTGTATGAATTATCAAATACCGGAAAAAAATATAAATAAACAGGTTAGGAAAGAAGCTGAAAAAGTTCAAGGTGATAATCCTTATAGTAAATTTGATTGTCCGATAGTTTATCAAGGTAAAGATTGGGTTGTTGTTGAAATTAATCCTAAAAATCCATTGGCTAGACACGCGGCAGTATTTTATGGTGGAAGTCAATTGAAAAATGATGGTGAGTCTAATTGGTGTACTTCGGCACCAGGTAACGCTCTATTAAAAGGTGAAAAAGGATATGTAAGTAACTTTGATTATTACACAACACCTTATGAAAATGTTAAAACAAAATGTGCTATAGATTCCCCATTGTATGTTATTTTACCAACAAATGACGGTGGTAATGTATCACCAAAGTCGGGATTACCAAAAAATAGATTCCAATTTAATTTCATTAAAGAACAATTTATGGATTTATTAGACCGCCAAATTGATTTGGGTAAATATTTTGGTCAGAATGGTATAATGAGAGAAATATTTGATGGATTACCAATATTCAGAGAGGGATTTGAGATGTTATTTAAAAAATATGTTATGAGTAGTAATGAGGAAGCAATCATTACCTACCCAACTAGTAAAGGAATTTTTGAAATATTTGGTTTTGAAGCTTTGTTAGATAAATTACCTGCTAATATTAAAATTTTACAACTTATTAACAGTACAAAAGACCAAAACAGAGCTTTTGAAATACCAGATTCTATTGGTAGATTTACCGAACTAACTTCATTGGTATTTGACGCTTCAGCTAAAAATATCCCAAATACAGTTTCAAACTTGAAAAACTTGACATTTCTTTCTATTCTTAATTGTCCCCTAGTGAAACAACTACCAGAAAGTATCAGTGAATTGGAAGAATTGAATTTTATAGTACTTAGAGGTAGTAATCCTATGATACCACAAGTTTTGAAAGAGAAATTGATTGAAAGAAAAGATGGAATGTTTTATGTACAATAAAAAATAAATTATTATGAACATAGATGTTGAAATATACATTAAGAATTTTATAAACTTCTTTGAGAAAAACCCCAACGAGTTAATGGAATTAATTGGGGGAGACCTCAAAGAAGTTTTTTATGAGAAGGTAAAAGAACTTTGTTATAAAAACCTTGACGCTGGATTGGATCTCATCCCAACCAGAACACAACTGATTGATGTTGTTGTGAGTATTAAGAAAAATCCAAAAGGAATATTAACTTTGGATGGTGTATTCATTGAAACCAAATATGGTTTATTTTCATTAAATTAAAAATATTTTGAACTTCTTGGAACTAACTGGGGGTGACCTTGGTTTATTGTATTGTAAGTTGATTATTTAATATTAAAATCCATCATTATGAAAAACTTCAAATTATCTGGGGAACAATTTGTTCTCTTGACAGCACACACACTTACTCTCAGAAATCATTTCGTTAGAGAAATGGATAAAACTGAATATACAGAGGTAAAGGAATTTTACCAAAAGGAAATTGATAAGATTAATTCTTTATTCGATGAATTGAATTTACGGTTCAAAACCAAATTTTAAAAAAATATAAATCTTTAGGGAACTTTCCACCCCAATCTTAGGTTTATAATATTGTAAGTTTATTATCCACCAATAAAAAATATATCTGATATGAAGACATTCACTAACAAAATGGGAATTACTATTTCAGTAGGACAAGATTCAGTTCTCCATAAAAAATTTTTAAATGTTGATGGTGAAGAAGGTGTTGTAACAGAAATTACTCCATCAGGTAGATACTTCAAAGTAAGTAATCATTCAGGTTTATTTTCTACCTTAACTTTCAACCTTAAAGGTTCATTTATGGGGAGTACTTATATTGAATTAGTAAAATAAATTTTAAACTATAGGAACTTTCCACCCCAATCTTAGGTTTATAGTATTGTAAGTTAATTATCAACCAATTAAAAACATAAATCATATGACAATCCAAGAAATCAAATCTATCGCTCCAGCAGTATTCGCAACTTCAGCAGATCCTAAAATGTCCAACAAATACATGTTTGTACCAACTATGGATATAGTGGAAAACTTTACCAACCAAGGATGGGAACTCTCCTCAGTCAAACAAAATGGTAAGGATTTGTATGGTACTCACGAGTTGAGGTTCAGAAACGGAGAACTACCAAAAGTTGGTGACACATTAGTTGAGGCAATAATCCGTAACAGCCACAATGGTATGACAACTCTGAATGTAGGTGCTGGGCTCTTCAGATTGGTTTGTTCCAACGGTCTTACAGTCCCAACTGCAACAGCCGAACAATTCAATATCCGTCACATGGGATTTGATAGTGAGGAAGTTAAGAAACTTACTGAGAGTTTCTCCAAGAAACTTCCACTCATCCAAAGCTCAGTTGATAAGATGATGGACAGAATGATGACGGAAGGTGAGAAGATTCAGTTTGCAAAGGACGCATCAATCATCAAGTGGGGAATGGGTTCAGTTCCATTCGTGGATTATGAGGAGTTGATTACTCCACAAAGAACTGGCGACAATGATGACAACCTTTGGACTACCTTCAACATTGTACAAGAGAAGTTCGTAAAAGGCGGACTTGAGTACAGAAGTCAGGCTGGCAAGAAAACCTCTCTCAAAGGTCTCAAGAACATTATGGCGACCAACACCATGAACACCAAACTCTGGGAACTTGCCGACACTCTTGTCTATTAAAAATAAAATGGGGAGATACTTGATATTCTCCCCATTTTTTATTATTAATTTCTAAAAGAAATTATATGGGGGTAATATACGAATATAAGATTGAAAAATATCTAACAAAAACATATAAGAATTATTGTGACATAATAGACAAACCGAAACAAGACAACCCATTCTTTTTTCAGCCGGAATATATTTTTGACAGTTTATTGGAAACATTATTTGATGACAAATCTTTTGTTAGTAATTACGGAAATCAATTTGCTGAATGTAGACACGATAGATATAGGATTAAAGTAGAAACCTCAGAAGATAAGGTCTCACTCAAGTTCTATTTTTATAGTAATCATAGAATGGTGGGACAAAAGTATTTTAATAAACATATGTTCATTAAATTTGTAACTTACAATTACAAGAAAAATGAAATATACACAGGTAATAATACAATACGAAGAAAAAAGAAATTTAATACTATCCATAAAAATACTTGGTATTTAACCCCACTTTCAACTCTCTCCAAGGTTATATTCCAATATTTTAAACCAAATAATATTAAACCACAAACTTTTGAAGAAGTTGATTTAAATACAAAAGAAATCAATAAGTGCTTTGACTTATTTTTGGAACATATCCCCAATCTAGACAATTCAATTGTTAGTCCTGACATCAGAATATATAAACATTATTTGGATGGAATTGGGGTTAAATTACCAAACAATTGGCATATATTTAAACCATCATACCCCCAAATAACCAAGAAAATATATAAGAAACATAAGTTCAAATTCATTGATGCTTATATGAGTGTTAATAGATTGAATGGTGATAAGATTAAAAGGGTTCTACATACAGTTACAACAGTTAGGGGAATATATAATTTGAGATTTGCTTTAGAATTATTTGGTAATAATTTTATATTATCCAAGGAGGATAGTGTGATTAAATATATTGTTGAATCACCCCCAATGCCTGGTATAGAACATCTCTATTATCCGTATTATATGTATTCATTTTCCAAAAATGAGTTATTAAATTGTTTTGATATATTCAAACTTATGATAAATGGTTCAATCAATCATAATACATTCATTGACCATTTGGAATTCAGAGATAAACTTAGTCAATTTGAACCTGTAACTTGGAAATCAAAAACATATGCCGAATTTAATTCAGAACATTTCATTTGGAGTGAGAAGGTTGCCAAATTCAAAGATCCAAGATATCAAAGAATGTATAACCCAAGATTTAAGGAAATTGTTGAAGAACCAATGGATAACTATTATCCAGTCTTATTAACAACATTTCAAGAATATTCAATGGAAAGTATTGTCCAATCAAATTGTGTTAGAACTTACAACAATCGTCCAGAATCAATAATTATATCCATTAGGGTTGGTGACATAGAAGGGGAGGAAAGAGCTTCTGTGGAGTACAAAATATATGGAGATGAAGATAATATTGAATTGGTTAGAGTTCAAAGTTTGGGTAGGTTTAATAAACAATTGGACATAACTTGGGATTCATATTTGGAAGAAATGGATAAACGGATTAAATATATAATGGATAATAATATATTTGAACTACCAAATTATTCTGTTGAATATAAAGGGGTGAAACTTGAAGGGAAAATTATCTTTAATGACCTTAAGGAAATATATATGACACCAGGACAAAGAGGGAAAAAAATAAATAGAACATTGAGATTTGATAATAGCTCAATTGAAATATATAAACCATCCTTTAACTTAATTAGAACACCAGATACAAACTTTATAGATGAACTACTCTTTTGATGAACGAATAACCAGAATTTTCAAGGAAAGATATAAGGTTGAACCATCAATTTTATATCTTGAAAATGAAAAAATTGATAAGGAAAAAATTGAGAAATTCCTTAACAAATCATATCTTATATATGTGAATAAGGAAGTCATTGACTATAAGATTGTTGAGGTGGACAGACTAGTCGAATATGACTCAAGTGGAATTCTTATTTACATAAAAGGGGGTATTAATATATTTATTTTTACTACGGTAGACAGATTGAATGTTGCCGAATTTACATTACATAATCTTATAAAATTAAACAAATAATGGAAATTACAAGTGAAGAATTAAAGTCAAAGATTAATAATGGGGAACAAGTCATAGTTGACTTTTGGGTGTCCTTTTGCGGCCCATGTAAAATGTATAAACCAACATTTGAGAAAGTTTCCGAAAACTCTCAAATACCTATGTACACAATGAACGTTGAACACAATGGGGACTATGCCATAGAATTAGGTGTCAGAGCTGTACCAACAACAAAGGCATTTAATAATGGTGGGGAAGTATTTACTAAGTCGGGAATAATGACTGAAGGAGAATTAAATACAATCGTTAAAAACTTAATCAATGGATAATAAGTTGGTAATCCTATATACAATGAAGGGATGCCCCCATTGTGTAGTCTTCAAACAAATGTTAAAAGATAATGGAATTCATTTTTACGATAGGGACATTGATGAGTATAGTGATGAGTTTGACATCTTTGTTGAATTAACTGGTAAGGATTACGTTCCATCATTTATGTTGGTTGATGAAAGTGAATCAGATGAACCAATACCAATGTTATTTGCTCCAGAGGTTGATTTCAATGAATTGGAGGAAGGTCTTGAAATAATTAAAAAGTTCTTAATGTAAAACAATCCCCATCATAATCGGTGGGGATTTTTGATTTCACATTATAATGACTTTATTGATATTGTAAATATTTATATTGAAATAAACATAAACTAAAAAAAAACAAATTATGCCATTAAAAGTAGACAGATTAATCACAGACACAGTTGACACAACTTCGTTATCAGTAAACGGAATCAATGTAACTGGAAAAGACACTAAACATTATGAATTGGATTTGGATGTAACTAATACCGTTACAGTAGATACAACATTTGGGATTATTGACATTACTAATATTACAGCGGCAACAGCACCAACATCCGCGTTTACTAGTAATGTAACATTTTACATCAATAATCCAGCATTGGATTTAACTGTAGGTAATATAGATAATGTGTATGTACAGTTCTCGGTGTATTATAGTCAGACAGGTGATGATAACGCAATACCTTATTTGATTTCAACTGGAGGTCCTATAGGATTGGAATTTAAGTTATATAACGCAAATCCCGCAACCGAAGGAGCTGATAACTTTCAGGGTGAATTGTATGTATATTTTGAGTTATACACAATTAACTAAAACAAAAAATCCCCATCTCTAAGGTGGGGATTTTTAATTTAAAATATAATCAAATCTTTCATTCTATCTTTAACCAACCAAGGTTTATCGCCCAACTGATTAGTAATATCGGTTTCAATATCAAAGTCATTTAGATAGTCATTGACGAACTTATTAAAGTTAAAATCAAATACATCTAGCACCAATGATTTGATATCTTTAAAATCATATATTGAATCACAAACAATATCTACATTCAAATCATCATCAATTATATCAGAGGTATATTTGAATAGAATCTTATCTGTGACCAAAATATCAAACAGATGATTACAGACATACTCCCCATAATAAAACTCTCTCCTACCAAGATTTAGACTATAACCATAAGGGAAAGATGAGGACACGGACATAAAGTTCGTAGAATTGACAATAGTTAAGTTGTGAGACATAAATGGGGAATAGAATTCTAACTCCAACTTGTCTGTATAATTTATGTTATTCAAAAACTCTTTGTTATATTCTGTTTCTCTATTAACTTCATCAATTACCTTTTGATTGAATATTGGTCTATCACTATTGTAATATGTGAAATGAAATTCATTTGAATTTAGTGGTTCTCTATAATCAATTAAGTCAATGATGTTAATATGTTTTAGATTTAGAAAATCAATTAAAGATTTATGTTGTTCAACAAAGGTGTCTCTAAGTTTATTTAAGTCCAAAACAGTATCAGAGGATGTTGAACCATATACAACCAAAAATGATTTAAAATCAATAACTTGAAAACGTGATTTGTGGATGGGGTCAATATTTTTTATTATATAATCCGCAAATAGATTAACAAACCCCTCCTTTGAAAATGTGTTTATGTATTTCATAATTTTTTAATTAATGTATACAAAAAAATTATGACAATATAAATAAAAAAAGGGACAAATAATGTCCCCTTCATTTTACCTCCCCATCAAAAAATATTATTTTTTCTTATAATATTTCTCAACGACTTTCTTGATTGACTCCTGAATTGTGTTACTTTGCGAATTCTGAGTGTTTGGCTGAGATTGATTCGCTGGAGTTGAATGGGTAGGTTGAACTGGTTTGTTTTTACATCCACATCCGGCCATAATTGTTTTGTTTTTTAGTTGTTTATGATTTCAAATCTATGACTATAACAAGTTTGTCTGATTGTATTACATTTTTTATTACCATTGTCTATTGGTTTACCCCTCAAACAAACTGATAATGTTTGTCTAACATTTTTTTCATTACCATTAGCGAACCCATTATCTAATAAATATCTAGCACCATCCTTTAAGTTATCAAAAATGTTAAATATATTATTTTTCAAATTGATTAAACTATATTTTGAAAAATTACCATTTTTAATTTGATTATGTTTTGATAATTTCATTTTAACTTCATCGCTTACAATATTTCTTCTTGAATCCCCAACCAATGCTAAATTGTAACCAAACTCCATCTCATTAGACTTATAATAATTAATATAATAATTTTCTCTTGAAATTAAATCATTTTCTTCACATAATTCCAATATTTCAAATTCAAAAACCTCAGTACCATTTTTATTATAAGATTTCTGTAAATAAATGTTTGGGTGAACACCTTTGTTCAGCATCCAAAAATGTTTATACTTTCTTTTATTCAAAACAATAGAACTACCAATATAAACTTTATTGTTTATTTTATTTTGTATTTTATATATCCCAATATTCATAACCATAAATATCTAATTACTGATATATTTATTATATGTAAATTAAACAAAAATACTTTTTTAATGAGAAAAATAATCAGACGTACAGAACGAGATTTAACCAAGTTGGTTAAAAGGGTGTTAAATGAATCCAAACTAAACGAACCTACGATTGGTGAAAATAATACTTACACATCTTTTGACGAAGCATATTCTTTTATGATGGAACTAGATGAACATTTGAATGAGTTAGCACCAAGTGATAATGTTTGTGATAAAAAACATTTGAATATGTTACACAGGATATACAATACCGCACACTATAAGGTAGATGAATTGAAAAAGAAATATAAAAGTGGGGTAGATTTACCTGCTCAAAGAAATTTTTCATCAAATAGTAATGAAGAAAAGATAAATGATTTCATTAAAAAATATGACCATTTACCTGATCCCAAGTTTTATGAGTTTGCTGAATTACTATCAAAATAAATTGGGGTATCAGTAGAAGAAATAAGAAAAATGAGACTTAATTTTATTAAAAAGAAATATAGTAAATTATTAAAACCTAAACACGATGAAGGTAGAATGAGAAAAGACCCTCATCATAAACAAGCACAAGAAATGTTTAGTATGGCGGGAACATGGTTGGATTGTTGCAAAAAAGGATATTATGATTGTGACGATGATGACCCCCCATTCAAATTCAATGATGGTCCATTCAAATATAAAGAACCTAATGTAACATATGAACCAATTGGAACTGGTGGTGGACAACCAACTAAGGATGATAAATCAGATAATATAAATCCTGGTAGAGAGATGTCAGAACAAATAAGAAGAACATTAAGAAAACTATTATGAGAAAAATAATATTAAACGAAGAACAATTCAAAAGGTTAATCAAATTGTTGAAAGAACAAAATGAGGATTATGAGTATTATATAATGGCACCAGATGAATATAGAACATTAATGAAGATGGCGTATTATCAAGCCGATGCAACTTATATTAAAAAATTCAAAGGAAAACCACTTTACATAACAGGTAATTTAAAATTGAGTGATATGCCAGAAATGACTGAGTTGGGTAATGTTGCTTACATTTATGGTAATTTAGATGTATCACATACCAAGATATCTGACATTGGTAAAACCATTGTAAAAGGTTATGTTACTGATTGGGGTACACCCATAGAAAAACGAAGGATTGCACGAGAGGAACAAGAAAAAAAGGAATTAGCCCTAGAAAGAAAAGAAAGTGGTGAATGGGATTTGGATAATCCTGATATAGATGACGAAGGACTAATAGTCAATGCCTTATACCAATATTTGGTTAGTGAAGGAGAACTAGATGAAATGGATGAAGATACGAAAGAAGAAATTGAATCTTTAAAGGAAAGAATTGAAGAATTAGTACAACAAGGTGCTGAATTAGACCCAGACTCCGAAGAAAGGGAAGAATTATATAATGAAATTGATAATCTACAAGAAGAAATTGATGATTTGACTAACGATGTTGCCGATGTATATTCTATCATACCAATGAAATATAGACACTATGAGATGAGTATGTTTGAAGTTGTTGGACATAGAGGGAAAGAATATGCTGTTGGAACTATGGCTGACGCTGAAAAATCTGCTTTACAATATACGATAGAACTTGGACTTGAAGGTGTTGATTTAGCACAATACATTGATGAAGACCAAGTAAGAGATGAAATGAGAGAACATTATGAAGATAGTATCCGTGATAGTCCAGAATCTTGGTTTGACTCTGATGACTTTGAGTTAACAGAAGAACAAGAAGAAAGAAAAGAACAATTGGAAAATTATATTAGTCAATTGGAAGAACAACAAAGTAATTTGGAAGATGAAATTGAAGACCCAGATGAATATTCTGAAAAATATGATGAAATTCAAGAACTGATTGATAATGCTCAAGAGGAACTTGATGGTATTGAACCTGACACCGAACCAACAGATGAAATGATTGAAGATAAAGTTGATTCATTGGTTGATAGTGAAAGCCCAATTGATTATCTAACAAATATGGGTGCTGATTTGAAATATTATGTGGATATTGATGAAATAGCTAAAGAGATGGTAGATATTGATGGAATTAGAATTTTGTCGAGTTATGATGAACAAATGGTTACAACCTCGGATGGTCAAAGACATAGATTTGTTGTAATGAGAATTAATTAATTTATTTTAATCAAAACTTTAATTATATTTGGTATTATGAAGAAATTAAAGTTTTTGATGGATACAGATTGGTTGTTCCATGGTGTAATTGATGCAGAACAAAAACAATATGTTTTGTTGGGTTATTTCCAAAAATTAAATACCCAATTGGAAGAAATGAAAGTTTATCCAATGTTTACGGAAATAACCCTCCATTTAGCAAATATCAAAAACATATCCAAACACGGAAAAATTATATATGTTGATAAAAAACTTAAATCAATTGATGAAGAATTAAGTTTTACCGATTTAAAGACAAAAGAAATCCCCAATCTTACAGAACCAAAAAGAACCGAATTAAAAGAAATATTGAAATATAGTGATACAAAACTTCAGGATTATTTCAATATCATTAAATCAATATGGACAGTAGTTTACGATTCCATTGAAGTAACCTCCATTTTAAACGAAGATAACTTAACTTCAAAGAAGGGTTATTGTAATACCAAATCTAATAATTTTACCAAGATTTGGGAGTATAATATTAGAAAGTATAAGAATTCAAACAAGACAACATTTACTGAAGTTACTGATCCCAACATATTAAAAATTATCATATCAAAAGAGAATGAGTTACCAGTGTTCAATATCTTTTGTTCCAAAGACGTTCCATTCGAAGAAACGTTATTTCCATTAATAAAGAGAAAGGTATTGTCTTATATATTCCAATCAAAAAACTTAACAATTAGATAGACAATTTAACTGAAATATTTTATCATTTTTAAAAAACATATGGAATCATTAAAAATCAGAATCACATTGACCAACACAAAAGGTTGGAAGGAAACAAAAGATGTATCCTTATCCGTTTATCAATCCCAAAAAGAAAACGGAAATAATCCTTTGGATAATATAGTTGAACAACTTCTCCAAGATTATGAAAAAACAGGAAAAAATATGAATAAAACTAAAAATGAAGAAATCAAATGGAGACCGTAACTAAAACTTGGGAGAAGAAAGAAAATATCAATCACCCCAGTCATTATGGGGGAGAATCAAATGTATATGAAGCCATCAAAGTTATTGATGCTTGGGAATTAGGATTTGCTTTGGGTAACACCGTAAAGTATATTAGTAGAGCTGGAAAGAAAGATAAATCAAAAGAAATTGAAGACCTTAAAAAAGCCTTGTGGTATCTTCAACATCATATTAATCAATTGGAAAATAAATGAATGTATTAAGTCTGTTTGATGGAATTAGTTGTGGCCAAGTTGCATTGAATCGTGCTGGGATAAAGTATGATAATTACTTTGCCTCAGAAGTGGATAAGTATGCTATTAAAGTAACACAACACAATTACCCCAATACAATTCAATTGGGGGACATAAAAGAAATAACTAGTAGTAATCTACCTGCAATAGACATTTTATTTGGTGGTTCACCTTGTCAAAACTTGTCTTTTGCTGGTAATATGAAAGGTATGGCAACAAAAGACAATTATGAGATTACTACTTTGGATGAATATCTAAGATTGAAAAATGATGGATTTGAGTTCCAAGGACAATCTTATCTATTTTGGGAATATGTTAGAATACTGAAAGAAGTTAAACCAAAATATTTTCTACTAGAAAACGTTAAGATGTTAAAGAAGTGGGAAAATATGATTTCTGATGTCTTGGGAGTCAAACCTATTGAAATCAATTCAGCACTTGTTTCAGCACAAAACAGAAGAAGATTGTATTGGACAAACATTCCCAATGTAACCCAACCTATTGATAAGAAAATTATGTTGAAAGATATAGTTGAAGAACAACCGATGGGGTTATCAATTGATGAAAAAATTTCAAATTTAAGGTCTAGTATAGATTTTGAACAGAATGAATTAGCAATAACTTTCAAGGCAATTAATAGTAAAAAAATTGTTGTTAATTTGTCAGATAACACACCAATTTCATTTTATGAAACAAGAACTCAAGAGGGTAAAGATATGAGGAGAAAGATAAGACAGGAAACTGGTAAGGACTCAACACCTAGGAGTAAAGAACATAAGATGTATGCACAGCAGAAAAATGGTAAAGGTAATTGTTTGGTTACAGTAGAGTCACCATTGGATTATATTGTTGATAATACTTGGAGATATAGAAAACTACATTTAATTGAAATGGAACGACTACAAACAATTCCTGATAACTATACTAATGTTGTCACATCAACTCAAGCGAGAAAAATGTTGGGAAATGGATGGACGGTGGACGTTATTGCACACATATTAAAAAATATTGAACAATGAATGTATTAAATCTATATGCTGGAATTGGGGGAAATAGAAAATATTGGGAAAATGTTGAAGTAACAGCCATTGAGTATAATGAAGAAATTGCAAATGTATATAAACATTTTTTTCCGAATGATAATGTAATTGTTGGTGATGCTCACGAATACCTTGCCAAGAATTGGAGAAACTTTGATTTTATTTGGTCTAGTCCACCTTGTCAAAGTCATAGCAAAGTTAGAATGATGGCAAGTAAAAGTGGAAGTTACGATTCAGTTATGCCAGATATGAAATTATGGGCTGAGATTATTTTCTTACAAAATTATACAAAAAACACCAATATAAAATTCGTTGTTGAAAATGTTAAACCATACTATGAGACACTTGTTCAGCCAACTATAAATTTGGGAAGACATTTGTTTTGGACAAACATTGATATTCCCAAAATTGAAATTAAAGATGGTTTAACCCATAACGAAAGAGGTATGTCTGACAAAGGATATTTTGATTTAAGGGTGTTTAAACTAAAACATAGAAAAGACCAAATAATAAGAAATTGTGTTGATCCCAATGTTGGGAAATATATCTTGGATTGTGTTATCAGACAAATTGACATTTCAAATAAAATCAACTAATTTTATAAAAATATTAAATAATGAATGTACTAAGTCTTTTCGATGGGGTTAGCTGTGGACAAGTCGCACTTAATAAAATAGGAATAAAATATGAAAATTATTTCTCAAGTGAAGTTGATCCCTATGCAATCAAAATAACACAAAAGAATTTCCCCAACACAATTCAACTTGGGGATGTTACACAAATTAAAGGTTCTGACTTACCACCAATCCACCTTATAATTGGTGGGTCACCTTGCCAAGGATTTTCAAATGTTGGAAAGGGATTGAACTTTGATGACCCAAGGAGTAAATTATTCTTTGAGTTTGTTAGAATAAAAAATGAATGTAATCCAAAATATTTTCTACTTGAAAATGTTGTAATGAAACAGGAGTGGCAAGATATTATATCTGAACAAATGGGTGTTAAACCAATTCAGATAAATAGTAAATTGGTCTCTTGTCAGAATAGACCAAGATTATATTGGACAAATATTCCAAACATAACACAACCAAAAGATTTGGGTTTAAGAATATGTGATGTTATCAGTCCAGAATTTAAAGACAAATATCCGAACTACTTGGACTTATTATTTTATGGGGGACCAAAGATTAGAAAGGATGTTGTCCAACACTACAAAGAGAAAGCATCTTGTTTAACCGCGACAATGTATAAGGGACAAGTTAATTCATTTTGTAAAAATGAATTGGGACAGATTTATAAATACTCACCACAAGATTGTGAGTTAATGCAAACATTACCACTAAATTATACGAGTGGGTTATCAAATACTCAGAGGTATAAAATGTTGGGGAATGGATGGACGGTGGATGTGATAGCACATATATTTAAGAATATGGAAGGGACTCATTGAGTTCCTTTTTTAGTTTGTTGAGTATTTATAGAAAACATATTTATGGAAATTTTAACTGATGTGCAATTCAAACAAAAAGTCAATCAATTGTACCATGAAGAAAAAGAAAAAATAATAACAAAACAAAAATGGAATAAATTATCTAAAAACGAGAAAAAAATTGTTTTGGAAATATATAATGTATTGTACCCAAATAAAAAAATAAATATTAATGAAGCTCGTTGGTATAATACAGTTATGGATGTTTTAGGTATGCTTCCTGTTGTTGGAACACCAATTGACTTATATAATGGATATAGTTATTGGAGACAAGGCGACATCCTATTTGCTATTTTGTCTTGGATTAGTGCAGTACCATTAATTGGCGACATTCTTGGGGGTGTATTAAAACCGACATTTAATTTAATAAAGGTTGGTGGTAAAGGGGTTAATCTTTTAAAAGCCGCAATATTAGCAAAAGACGCCGCAAAAATAGCTGAAACTGCAAAAAATGTTGGTGGTCCTGTTGTAAAAATTCTTGAGAAAGCACCATTTTGGGGTGAAAAAGTAATAAAAATGTTAGAACAAACCGCTAAATATATTCCATTTTTAGGTGGAGGGTTCGTTAATACTGCAAAATCTTGGTTAGAAATTTTTGGATTAGCAGGAAAGGAATTAAAGACATTTGAGTCTTTAGGTAGACCAGCAGTTAGAAAATTGATGGGGAATACTAAATGGTATATGGGTTGGTTAGATTGGTACGGATTAACTGACTTTAAAGGAACTGAAGATGAATTAAGAAAAATTGTACCTGATTTAGATACCAAAGTAGCCCAATACGCATCAACTCCAGAGTCAAAAAATATATTGGCTCAAAGTAGTGATACAGAACCAATAACACCACCACAAGTCACATCACCACCCTCACCACCACATAGTTCAAGAGTAGATCCTATTGAACTATTAATGAAATTAATATAACGATTAAAATGAAAATTTATAAGAAAAAAAGTTTACTACTAGAAAGTGGTATACAAAACATAAATAAATTAGCTGACAGATATAAAAAAGCGAAAATCTACTTTCATCAGGACCTTTGACTTGACGGAGTTACAACGGCCTTGGCCATGAAAAAATATTTGGAGGATTATGGAATCAAAGTTGTTGATGCCGAAACCATTCAATACGGACCCTCAGAATTCGCCATAAAGAAACCAAATGCGAGTGGTGAGGTTATGCCAGTATTAGTAGATTTTGCTCACGGAAAACCAATGTTTGTTATTCATACTGACCACCACGATACACAAGCTGGGGCTGAATTTACAAAATCAAAACAATTCTCACATTCAAGGTAAAATGTTAAGACGGTATCTGAAATAATATCATCAAGTGATATATTCACAAACACGGACATTCAAGCAATCTCAACGGTGGATAGTGCTGACTTTATTAGATATGGTATTACTCCACAAGATATTCTAAACTTTGATTTCAAAAACTCTAGTAAGAAGAATAGATTTATGCTCACCTTTGTTGTTAATAAATTGTTATTAACATTCAAAAGTCAGGACAATTTCTTGGAAACATTAGTTTTAGATTGTACACCATCAATTATTAGCATTTATCTAAAGATAAGACAATTACTTGGTGGAGATTTCAATGAATTAGTTGAAGACTTATTACAGAATCAAACAGATTATACTGAACGTAGAACAACCGATAAGGACATTAACATTGAAGATAGTGTAATATTCCAATATGGGTTGGGTTATATTAGACCAAAGGGTTCGTATGATAGATATACCCCATTTATCAATAATCCAGATGGGGACTTTTTAATAACGGCATATCCAATGGGGATGGTTCAAGTATCATGTAATCCATTTAAAGAAGATAGAAAGTTAAAAGGTATTAATCTTGGTGAAGTCAAGGATGATGTTTTAAAAGAATTTGAGGGGGAACTTAAAAAAATTAAGGTTAGATTATCAAGTTTGAAATGGATATCCGAGAGTGACCCAGGATTTAATGAAGAGTCAGTTGGTTTTACTTACAAGGACTTAAAAGCGTTATATGGGAATGTATATGAGATGATGGATGAAAGTGTCTCAGAAGAAGATTTGGAAAGAATTATGGACACCCAATTCATTAATTTAAATGAGGAAGACAAAGAAGTATTGGATAACATTGTAATTAGTGGTTGGGACATTGTTCTTAAAAATAGTGGTGGCCATAAATGTATTACCAATATATCAGGACTTAACTATTTGAAGAGATCCAACAGACCCCCCAATAAAGAGGAAAAACGACCAGCAAGAGAAACCGTTAGAGTTAATAATGTTTATAGTACTGATTTAATTGTTGAGAATATTGAGGTGGATTCAACTGTATCTAAATTGGATAAAAAAGGAAATAAAAAACCATTATCTGATGGGCAATATTACATTCAAGATACTTCAGAAATAATGAAAATTGAAAATGGTAGGGTTGTTAAGATAGGAAAATATAATCCATTTTCGGTTAAAGAAGACGAGACACCATATGTTGGATTTGTAAAAAAAATTGCTCAATCATTTAAGGGTAAATTGGTTCAGATGATGCAAAGTGAAACCAATGTAAATGAGAGTTATTTTAGGAATATAATAAAAAGAGTATTAAGATAATATTAAGAGGGGAATGTAACAACATCCCCTTTTTTTATTCCCAATTTCTTGCAAGTTCCACCTTTGACTTCCAAGATATAACCACCATCTCCACAATATCTTTTACAAGGTTCATCTTCACAGGGGGGACAATTATGATAAATTTTTGTTATCTTATCACCGTCAATGAATATCATATCCAAGGATATAATACAATTTTTCATCCAAAAACAATGTTCTTGGTTTTTCATAACAAATAACATTCCGTTGAATGTTTTATCAAAGGTTTTGTTCATCATCCCTTCTTGAGTTTCTTTTGGGGATGTTTGAACTTTTACCTTGAATTTATTATCATTTATACTTAACTTCATATATATAAATATAAGAATAATTGAATATGGGAAATTGTGCTGGTATATTATTAAAATATAAGAATCAATGTTTATTGTGTAAACGTAGTCAGAAGGGAAGTTTACCAGGTATATGGTCAGTTCCTGGTGGACATTTAGAAAAGGGTGAAAAGATTGAGGAAGGGGCAATAAGGGAATTTAGGGAAGAAACTGGACTTCAGATTATTGATAACTTGGATTATGTTGCAACATTGAATGGTGCATCAAGAATGAAATATTATTTGTTTATGTATGAGATTTCAACAAAGGTTGATATTGATTTGGATGGTGCTAGAGATGGGTATGAACACGATGAGTGTAAATGGTTTAATAAAAAAAAACTTGCCAGAAAAGGTGGAAAAACAACTTTTTTTTATTATAAATAAGATTTTTTGAAAATATTGATATATTTATATTTCACAACCCCCAACTCCCTTTCTTTATGTTGGTTAATATATATTAAAAACCTCAATAAATGCAGAAATTTATTGGGGTTTTTTGTTTTATTGAAACTTATTTCCTACCTTTGAGGTTGTATTAATATTATTCACTACTAAATATCAAAAATAATGAAAACAACCCTTCAATAGTCAAAAATCACCTGATTTTATTGTTTGTGTTGACGGTTTTATTATTTGGATTGAATGTAAAAGCGGAAAAGAATTAGTTTGGAATTCAGGATATCCAATTGAAAACACTTTATATGTTTTTTCATCAAAAAAAACTAATAATACAATTATATTTCTCGGTTGTTTTGCAGAAATAGTGATTAAAAACGAAAATTTTGAAGAAAGATATAAAGAATATACTAAACTAATAAATGAACACAATACAAATTTATTTAAACAAATGTTTGACACTGAATTATTTTCAATATACTCAAGAAAAATGTTGAACGATTATACAAAATATCATGAAATGATAGTTAGAAATGATTTTTTTAAAAAAACTATTGAAGTTTATACAAATTTATTAAAATAAAATTATGAAAGCACAAGAAGCAGAAAACTGGACATATCTCGACGCCAAAATGAGAGATGAAGGATTCCACTATTGTTTCAAACATTACTCAAGTTTTGAAGAAATAGAGGATGAACAATTCCACCAATTAAGAAAAAAATATTTGGAAGTTGCGGAACAATTGGAAAAGTATGTTAATGACAAATTCTATGAAGCCAATTGGGGAGTTGAAGATGATGAAGATGATGAAGATTGAAAACAAAAAAACTAGATTTGAATATACCTTTTTGGAAACATATGAGGCTGGTATTGTATTGACCGGAATGGAAGTTAAATCCATCCGACTAGGTAATGTTAACCTGACCGACACATATTGTTATTTCAAGGATGATGAACTCTTTGTTAAAAATATTTCAATTTCTTTGGCAAATGGGGAACCAAAACGAGAAAGAAAGTTGTTATTAAAGAAATCACAACTCAGAAGATTGAAATCAAAATTAATCAATGGTCTGACAATTGTTCCAACAAAAATTTATTTCAATGAACGGAACTTAATTAAGGTTGAGATTGTTTTAGCACAAGGGAAGAAAATCCACGATAAAAGAAATACGATTAAAGAACGAGATATTCAAAGAGACATTCAAAGAAACAACTAATGGAAAAGAAAGTATTCAACAAGACAACATTCACTCAGAAAATGGACAACAGAACATTATCTTGGAATTGTAGAAAGAATGGTTTTTATATCTCTATTGAGAGACTTAATTTGAGTTGGTATATCTTGGCAACAAGAAAGAAAGATAATGCAACTTGGAACTCTCTATGGACTGTAACAACTTGGAAAACTTTAGAAGAAGTAATGGAGTTTGCATCAAACTTCAATGAAAAGAATATATCAAACATTATTACTGAATAAAATCCAAACAAATGAACACAACTGCTTATAACATCAAAATTGTTAACGAAAAATTCGGAACAATCCTTAATGAGAACTTCATCAATGATGTTCAGTTCAAACTATTTCTCAAGATGATTCACGGATCATTGGAACTTAAAAATTCCTTAACATTCTTCAATGGAGTTGACTTTTTAATTCATATTCCCTATGATAAGTTAGTTGATTCAATAATTACGACTGGTGTAAATACTTATGATATGACGGAGATTGTCAAATCAAAGATTGAAGCTCTGGTCACAAAATAAACCTTAAATTGTTATAATATGAGATTGTTTTTATTTGGTGTGTTTGTGGTACTTATGGCATCTTGCTGTCCAGCAAAGAAGAGTTGTTGTAAGAAAGCTGAAAAAACCTGTCACAAGGTTGAACAAGATAGTTCTTGCCACAAGTAGTTTCCTTGTTCACAAACAAGGTGGTGGAGTCCGATTCATTCGGTCCTAATAAAAGGGAGACATTATTGTCTGCTTTTTTCGTTATTTAGTTATATTTATAAATAAAAAATTATGGAAGACAGAATTAAAAAAACGGTTATGGAAGAGGCCAAGAAAAGAGGGTTATTCTTGGAACAAGATGAGAAAGAATCAAATTCTGATATTACTGAGATGATTTCATTGTTATTTCATTCTCGTACACAAACTCACACATTTCATTTACAGACAGAATCATACGCAGAACACATCGCCTTACAAGGATATTATGATGGTATTGTTCCATTAGTTGATACGATTGTTGAATCATATCAAGGCAAATATGGAATTGTTAAAGGTTATAAGAGTTATCCTTTGGTTGAATATAAAGGAGTTGAAACATCAATAAATTTCCTTAAAAAGACTTGTGACAAAGTAACAGAATTAAGGGATTGTTGTGATGATACTTGGTTTCAGAACGAAGTTGATAATGTGTGTACTTTACTTAACCAAACTTTATATAAGTTAAAATTCTTAAAATAGATGACACCCAAATTACAAAAGATAGTTGATTTAGTTAATGACAAAGGTATTGAGGCCATTGCTAAAATGATGGGTATTGATATTGAAGAATTATTAGATGTATTGTTCAATTCTGATGTAATACAATATATTGATTTTGACCAATACCAACTAATGGATGATACTGAGGTTGAAAACAAAATCTGGACATATCTTTTGAATGATGAAAGCACTTATAAAAATGCAATAGAAACTATAGGTAATAGTTTTAGTGATATTAGTTTTGATGGTAAGGATTATTATTATGAAGTTAGAGACAAAGAAGATATGGCTGATTATTTTAGTGATAGTGGTAGAGATGTAAGTTCATATGATGTGGCAAAAAGAGTATTCAAGGAAGATTATGATGAAATATTCACTACTGATTGGAAATATATTGATTTAATGGATAATGTTTATGATGAATTAACCAATGAAAACAAACAATATTTACGCAATAGAATAGTTGAAAATTACGGAAAAGATTTAATAGGCGTGCCAATTAAAAATGTAACTGATGTAATTGAAAGAATTGGGACTGAGGATGAAAATGGTGATTATGAATTTTATATTACAAACGAGAATGTTATGGATTTATTCAGTGACAATGATACTATGACTTTTCTTTTTGATAATTATTTGGATGATGTAGCCGAAAAACTACACTCAATGTATGATAGTGCATATAATGAGACTTATTATGATGAAGTAAGTAACAATGTATGGGAAGAATTAGAATTTGGTGTTATTGACCCTGGTAACGAATATGGTGAGGAATTTTATTATAACAAAAAAAAATATACCAAATTTAAGGTAACTAAATCACTACCAAAAACAATAAAACAATTTGTAACCGAAGCAGATCATTGTGATAGTGTTTTTAACTATGGAAGTTATGATTACTTGATTAAAGGTTTATTTAGTTGTAGTATTTGGGAGCGTCTAAGTTTTAGAATACCAGATTACCCAAACTATGCTTCACTTAAACAAAACCTTAATTCCTATTTAAAAGAATACCTATAATTACCAATATTTAATTGGTCTACCATTTTTCATTAAAAAATTTGGATAATAATTTGGAGTTGTATCACGACAC